ATTTTCTTGTTGAATTTCTATTTCTTTTCTCATAAATTTCTTCCTCCTATTTATGTTTTAGTTCACAATAGTTACACATCACTCTTTATCTCCTTTAGTTGCTCCATCTAAAAACAACATATAACCTAATATTAAAAATAACCATATTATAAATATTCTCATATGTGCACCTACTTGATTTTAAATATATATCCTCTATTATTCATTTTTTTGATATGTTTCTCTAAATCCTTATAGATTCTTTCTGCTTCTATTCCTATCATTCCCATAACATTTAATTTTGTTTGTACAGAATCCCAAAATTCCTCTATTGTATTATTTATATCTCTAGCTAATACACCTTTTTGAAATTCTTTATCTTCTTCTGTGCATTTTTTTAATTCCTCTAATAAACCAACACTTAAATTAGATTTTTTTAAATCTAAAGGTCTTAATAATATTTTTATCTCTGCATCTAACCCATTTCTTTTTCTGTAAGTTTTCCATTTGTAATAATAAGATTTTGCAGTATACGGCGTTAAATCATACGCTTTTCTAATCTCATCAATTAATAAAATTTTATTCTTGTGTTTATTATTATTTAAATAATCAAAGATTCTTTCTAATTTACTCATACACCCTCCTATATAATTTACTATCATCAAATCTAAAGAAAGCTCTTCTTCTGCCTTTATATTTAACTTCTTCTACTTTTTCTTTTGCAACGACTTTCTTAGGTTTATCTTCTCTTTCTTTCTTAACATAAAGATATATAGCCTCAGCAGACAATTCATTTAATCTTGTATTTTCAACTATGTAGTCAATTATTTCTGATTCACACTTTTTATCTATAAGACTTTCTATTAGCTCTTTAGCTTTTCTTCCGTCTTTTCTTTCTATTTTTTCTACTGCTATGTTTTCTAGTCCTACCCTTTCTTTAATTAGATTCTGTAAAGTTGCTTTACTTAAATTTGTTAACACATAAAGTTTTTTAAGCATTTCTTTTCTATTCATTTTATCTATATTATCTTTTATAAATTTTCTTGCTTTAGTTGTATCATTCACTTTTTATACCTCCTTTTAGGGGAGTTTCCTCCCCATTCTAATTAAAATGGCATCATTTCTTCACCATCTACTGGTGTTATATCATTATAGAAATTATCTTGATTATTTTCTACTTGTCCACCTTTATCATTTTTGCTATTTCCTACAAACTCAAACCTATCTACAATTACATCTGTTGTATATCTCTTTGTACCATCTTTAGCATCGTAACTTCCAGTCTGGATATGTCCTTCTATTGCTATTTTTGAGCCTTTAAAAAAGTACTGTGCTATTGTTTCAGCAGTTTTTCCAAATGCTATACAACTCAGAAAATCACTTTCTCCTTTTTTCATTCTTGCTACTGCTACTGTAAATCTTGCTACTGCAGTACCACTTCCTGCTGTAAAATTTAACTCTGGATCCTTAGTTAGATTCCCTATCAACACTACCCTATTCATTACTTAATCACCTCATTTAGCACTTTCTTTATTTCTTTTATCTGTAAATTTATTAATCCTAACTTCTGTATTATTGTTTTTAAATCATCATTATCTAGTAAAATTTGTTTAGGTATAGCTCCTAATAAACTATCTACAGTAGTGTAATATCCTAGTGTACTCCACGCTTCTTTACCGATATTTTCTTCTTTTGTTAATTTAGATTCTTGTACTATTCTCTTACCTTTTAGAATAAAACATTTACTATCACTTTCTATTTTGTAATCACCTATTGTTATTTTCATCTTCCATTCCCCCTATGGATTAATCGCTTTAACATCTTTATAATAAATTTTTGTTTCCATCGCTCCAGGCTCTTCTATCAGAAAATAATATTTTCTTGTAATTATTATATTTTTAGAAAAATTAAATTCTACAGTTATAGTTCTTGTCTCAATATCTACCTTTTCAAATCCATCTTTTATATATCTAAGCAACAATAAGCAAAATTCTTTTTTATTCATTAACTATTTCCTCCAATTTAAATTCAACTCTTTCTTGTTCTTCGGTCCATTTCTTCACTGCTATCACTTCAACTATTTGGCTATCATCTTTATACGCTATCCCATTTAAAGAATCTAATATTACCTTAATGCAATTATCGATATCTGGTTTTTTAGTAGGTAATATAATATTATCCTTACAAGCTAATCTCTTTGCTTTTGTATAGCTTTTAGGTATTTTATAATAAGCAATTATCTTTGCTTTTATTGGCCCTTCTAAATACTTTCCACATTGTTCTTTATAGTTAAGCCTTACCCAATTTTCATAATTTACTGTATCTTTAGGAGTTACTGCATGTCCATTAAATACCCTCGGTCTTGCTTTTCCTTTTATCTTGCCTTCAACTATTATCAACTATTTATCACTTCCTTATCTACCTTTATCCACTCTCTGCCATTCCATATGTCCATATCTACCCAGCCTTTAGCAAGAATATCTGTTTTCTTAAAGCTCTCTTTATAATTCTTAAATTGTACTGTTATATAATGCTTTGTTATTATTGCTATTCTTCCGTGTTGCAGTCTTTTAGTTCTCTCTTCTTGACATGAAACTCTTACTTTATCTCCAATTTTCATATTAAACCTCCTAAATTCCAAACTCTTCTTTTAATTCCTTTAAAACTTCAATAGTGTTATAGTATCTCTGCTCTATTAAATTAGGATTTTCCAATATTAACTGCTTAATATTATCTTTAAACTTCCTTGTAGATTCTAATTTAGAATTTATATCTTCTTCAAATTTATCTAAATTACTGAAATACTTACTATCTACTGAGCCACATTTAGCAACTTGTCCATTCTTTGAATATTTGCTCATATTTCTCCTTTTTATCACTTGATTTTCATTAATATATGAGAATAGGAATATAAAACTATTGCGAATTTACTCCTATTCTCTTTTATTTATCAAATTGCCCACATCAGCAAAATGATTAAGGTAACTTTCTTATCTTACTTATTCTTGCTTTTTGATTTGTACCACCTTGTTGCTTTATATAACTCTTAGCTAAATCTATACACTCATCTTCATCTTTCCCAGCTGTAATAAATTTCTTTAAGTCATTATGTTTGTTTATAAAAGTTACTTCAAATAGCATATGTATACCTCCTTAACATTCTTTAATTTAACTCTATTTACTTATCTTACTTCTCCGACTGCTATTGCTAATATTTCCCCTTCTTTGCTTATGAAATAGGTTTGCTTAGTCCAACTCGGCTTAAATGCTTTAGTAATATCTCTTTGTGGGACTATTATCTTAGGATCATAATCAGTTATAACTCCCACTATTCCACTTTTGTATGTTACAATTTCAATTCCTGTATTTCTTTTTATAACTTCATCTATCTTTTGTTGTTGTTTATCTGTTATGTCTTTATCTTTAGTTTCAATTTCAAATATAGATAGTTGTCCTTCTAGTAGCATTTTCATATTCTCCTAACTATTCTTTAACTCTACTCTTTCCCAGGTTATTCTAGATCTTATACACTCTATTTCTAACCTTAAGTTATCTATAGCATTTAAACACACATAATAACTATCTTTTGCTATATCTCTTTCTAGTCTCAGCCTAGCAACCTTTTCCTCACCTTTTGCTAGGTCATTGATTAGTGTTGCTGCTTGTCCTTCTAACTTTAGTTTTAGTATTTCTTTCCTTAATGCTATTCTATATAAATTTTCTGTATTATCTTTCTTTAGTGCTAATTGTTTTAACTGTATATTGCCACGTCCTAAAGCTGCTATACATTTATCTAATTTCTCAAATAACTCTTGTGAATTCATATTACACCTCTTTTAATAACTCTGAATCTTCGTATATATTGCCTATAACTTCATATTCATTATCAAGAATATTAGCAAACGGGATATGCATTCCTTCAATAATTCCCTTAATTCCAAACATTCCGTATTTATAATTAACTACTCTATTTATTTTTCCAACTGCTTTGTGAGAGTATTTAATTATATCTCCCTCATATACTCCTTTTCCGTTTTTGTCCTTTAGCCCTGTGTATTGATTTAATTCATAATCATATAATACAGAACCATTGTTTCTATAAATATCAACTCCTAATTCATCAATAGTTATAATAATATCTGATAAATTTTCAAACTTATTTTCATCTGAGTTCCAAACTCTAAATTTAATATTTCTCATTATTAACCCCCTACACAACATATTTTCCTCCCATACACACCTTAATAACATCCTCCTTGACATATTTATCGTTATGAAGTTGCAACGTCTTTATGAGCCTATTAAATGCCTTCTCGCTTATCTGTAGTATTTTGTTTATTTCTTCTTTAGTTAAATAATCTTTGTCGAATAGATTTTCTAGCTTGTCCTGAAGTTCTAATTTTAATTTTCTATCCAGCTCTTTATTAAAATGAACACCTTTTTTATGGTCTCTATGATGTACATAACACAAATCTATTAAATTCAATTTACAGTTTATTAAATTTGAATTTTGCGACCTTTTAACAATGTGATGAGATTCTATTCCGTAGCTTGTACCACATATTTTGCAATATCTAGTCATTTATGTACCAAGCTCCACGAACTTCATCAAATCCAAACCAATAATCATATTCACATGATTTACTACAAAATCTTACGTCGTATTCACCTTTATAATGATCTTCATTATCTATTTTTTTATATTTTGTTCCATTACAATACTCTATTTCTTTCCCTTCTTCATATGCCTTAAACGCTTCCTGGAATGTATATTCTTTTCTTTGTAATTTATATTTAGTACTGCAACTAAAAGTATGTATACCGTATGCTTTCCCTTTTTTAAAAATTATTGATATACCGCCATTTTTTTTATATATTGCTACATAATCACTCTCCCACACTTCATCTTCTTTTATATTTGCTATAACTTCTGTAAATGTTAATTCTTTCATTGTATCTATCTCCCATTCTATTATTTTATATCCTTGTGTCTTATCTAAATCTAATCTTGTTATTGCAATTCCATTTATAAAAAATGAATAACTTGTTCCTTCTTTGAATATATCCCATTTAGTAAATTCATGTGTATATTGACCTCTTTGCCATGTTATTCCTTCTCTATCACATTCCTTTAAAAAATCTTTTGCTTTTTCTTCTGTATTACAATGTACTGCTATATTTCCTTTTTTAAATTCTTCCCAGTTAAAATTTTTCATTAAATATTCCTCCCAATTTCTCTTTTTTAAACTCTTGAACATCAACTTCTTTAATATTTGGTTTCTTTAATCTATAAATATCGTTGTAATCTCTATATCTTTCTAATAAATCAGCTTCTTCTACAGTCTTTATGTTTTTATTTAGACTTTGTCCAGTTACACATATGCATCTATTACAAAATTCATATATTCTTCCTTTATCTTCTTTTTCTAGAATTACAAATCCAGTATTTTTGCATAATTTACAGTTTTCAAAATTTTCTTTATATACTTTTCCTCTCATGGCACTTTCTTTATACTCAAGTAATTTTGCTATTTTAAACTTTCCTGTTTCTTGCTTTAAATAAAGTTGAGCCATTTCTCTAGCAATATCTATGTGTACTCTTTCAAAGTTTTTATACCAGGCTGCTAATATATCTTTATCGGTAGGTGCTTCAAAATTAAAAAGTTTTCCTAAGTATGTTGCATATTCAACAAATTCATTTTTAGTCATTTAAAACGGATCCTCTCCTTTCGCTATTCTTTCTTGTATTTCATTTTTACCTTTTTCATTTTTTATGCCTTCCGTTTTCCAATTCTCTAAGATTCCTTTAAGGTAAGAATAAGTTCTCTTACCTCTCGAGTTTCCAATCTCTATAGCTTTTATTAGCCATTCTAAAGAATATATTTCAATATCAGCTAACAATTTATCTAATAGAGTTTTATTTAAAGTTCCATAACCATTGTTGGTCCAGGTGGACGACAATTGACGACATATGTCTTTTTTATTCTCTATCTCTTTCTCTATCTCTTTCTCTATCTCTTTCTCTATCTCTTTCTCTCGTGAATGTTCGTCCGAATTTGTCCCAAAACTGTCCGGACATTTGTCCACTTCTCCTAATAGTAATTTCTTTTCTTCTTTTATCTTATTTCTATATTCCCTTTTTCTATCAGCTTCTGAGCTACCTTTCCCTATTAAGCTTTGAATATCTAGCATATAAATTGCTCCGTTATCTAGCACTTCAATCAACCCTAATTCTCTAAATATACATAAAGCTTTATCAACAGTATCAACATTATGGTTAGTAATTGTAGCTATCATTTTAGGACTATAAGGAATATTTTCTTTGAACATCAGTTTTCCATCTGTCTTTAAAGATTTAAGATAAAGTTTCATAAGTATATCTGAATATAAATATCCATTATCCATAGCTTGTAAAATTTTCATATCTTCTGTTTCATAGAAGTTTTCTTTGATTTTTAAGTAATAGTATTTTTTATTATCAGCCATCACTTACCTCCTATGATTTCATTAAAAATACTCTCTTTTTAGTAGTATTATTTTTAATAGATAACCCTATTATGTTTTTATTTTCATCATATGCTATTTTTTCTACTTCAAATTTATCGCTACAAGCTTTTTTCCCTTTAGAATCCCTAATATTGCAGTCTGCTGCATTAACCCATATAAAAGGGCTTGTATATAACTCTCTTCCTATTCCCCAGTTAAAACATGCTCTTTTAAAGCTATCAGAAGCTTGTCCTTTTTCCTTCTCTGTATTAGATTCTGTTCCTGTATCTTCTTTACTGACCCATTGTAGTTTTTCTGAATCCCAAATACTCACTATACAATTAGCATTATTTCTTGTATGTTCTCTTTTCCAGTTCAATGCTCCTACTGTTTCATCTAAGATGTTCATATCGCAACGAGCGTCCTTGTACAAAAGTAATATACACCCTTTCTCTGTTACACTTTGTACCCTTACGTCAATTTCACTTTCTTTTAATGTTCTGAATTTTAAATCCATCAAAAACCACACTCCTTATCAAATCCTAACTTATGATCCTTATTTAAAATATCTAAGAAATGTTTGTAAATTTGCTTCGCTTCATCTTTCCAGTCATCTTTATCTAAATAAAAACTATAAGATTCACTACAAAAAATATCAGCTTTCCAACCACCTTTGAAAAATCTAATAGTAAAATCATTTGTATGACCGAAATAATCAAAAAAAGCGTGATGTTCTGTATTATCATTTATTGATATTAATAACTCGATTAATTTAAATAAAATATTATCCATAACTACCTCCTAATCAACCTTTATTGATATACTTTCTTCTTCTTCTATTCTTACAAATGGAAGTATTTCTCCAGTTTCTTGATTAACTCCATTTTTAAAGAGCTTTTTTAAATCAGTTTTATTTATCTCTTCCTTAACTCTTATGCAGCTAACTTCATTATTTTTTAGATATTCTAATAAGCTATTTTCATCTTCATATATCCATTTAGTAGCTTTTCTGCTGCTAACTTTTCCATAAGGCGTGGATAACTTAAATTTCTTATCTTTAGCCTTTTCCTCTCTGTAGAATTCTTCAAGTAAGTAGTTAAAATATTCTTTATCTTTAGCATATTGGTCCAGTTCTTTTTCCTTCCAGGCATTAATTCTATTAATTTCTTCTTCAGCAACTGTCTTTATTTCAGTTTCCTTTTCTGCTATTGCTCTTAGCTTTCTAAAGCACCAAGTGGCACTCTCTAAGCTATCTACCTTAAACCCTTCTCTTTCTTCTTCTAATGTATTATTTAATAATGTATTATTCATTTACTTATCCTCCTTAAAACTAACTATTAATCTATCATCTATATCACAGTAAGTTACGTTTGAAATATAAAAGTCTCTATTATCTTCATCATATAACTTAAATCCGTGCTCATTTAATGCGTTTATAATAGCTACTAACATATTTAATAAAACCTCTAATGTTTTCTTCATATATCCTCCTACAACTCACATATAGTTTGTCCTGTTTTTATGTCATAAATTTCATTGTTGTCTAAATCATAACTCTTACTTTGGTTGGTAGAGTAATGAGCTATTTCTTTTTCTAATTCTATTGATAAAGCTGATCTTAAATCTTCTCCAGCAGATGTTCTCTTTTGTACTCTTGGTACAACATTATTTACAATGTCTAAAATTAATCCCATAGATATACCTCCTAAACTTTAAAAACTTCTTAGTAAAATAACATTTATCTTTTGTAATAAATCTTATTGCTATCATAGTAAGCACTACACATATAAGACCTATTAACATTTCATAACTTATCTTTAGTAAAGCTAAAATATAAATCCCTGTAGCTTCTAAAAAACTCATTACATCACTCCTTATAAGCTTCATATAACTTCTTTTGTTCTTCTACTATCTCTTTATCTCTAGCTTTACTTAACAGTAATGTTCTTATGTCTCCTATTCCGTACAAGTCTATAGCTTGTTCAAGTTTATCTTGTATAGACATATTCTAATCCTCCAACTCGATTTGAAGTTTTGCTAGTTCTATAGCTAATTTATATGCCTTTTCATGCTTGGTATCTTTATGCTTTTTCTCAACTGCTTTTTCAAATTTTTCTATATCACCTTCAAAGCAACCACATCTTACATATATTTTTTTATCTTTAGTTCTGAAAAATGTTGTAGTATCATCTCTGGACCCTATTGCTCCTATTTGTAAAACGTGAGTGTCTTTATATACATCAGCATTACCATTAATATCAGTACTGTTATATAACCAAATATCACCATGTACATAAGCATTACCAGATACCCTAGTATAATCATATACCATAGCATTACCATATACCTCAGCATTACCATATATCCAAGCATAACCATCTACCCTAGCATTACCATATACCATAGCATTACCATATATCCAAGCATCTCCAAAAACCTTTGCGTTATCATATACCCAACAATAGTCATATTGACTTAAATTATCTTCTTTCTCTATATATCCACCTAAATCACCAGCTTTAACATCTCTAAAATCTTGTAAAGCTCTAATTCTAAAAAGTTTTACTCCCCTGAAATTTATAGATTCATTTGTTATTTCATATTTTTTCATTTCAATTACCTCCTACTTACTAATACATATCCTTTACAAATCTCTATCCTGTAACCTCTGTATTCTTTTGTTATGCGTATCTTATCTTTAAAATCTTTATAAGGTATTGCTATACAAACTAATCTCCCTGTCATTTAATACCTCCTTAAACGGAATAATAGCT